GTAATAGCTACATCTATTCTACCATATTCTTCTACAATATCTACTGGTATATCTTCAAAGGATTTTCCTTTATCCATCCATTCTTTTATTCTGTCATCTTTAGCACCTATTTTTCTACGCTGACAGCACATATCTAATGTTAAACTCTTACGAATACCACGATTTAGTATATACTCACCTATCATAGTATCATATACATTACCATCATATTTAAATCCTGCCTCAAGTAGCCAACTCAAATCAAATTTAATGTTATGCCCTATTAATAATTTAGTTTCATCTAATATTTTTTGTATTTTATAATAGCATCCTTCATCAACTCTCTCAGTATGATTAGTAAAATAATATTCATCGTTAATTCCTACACTCACTAGGATATTCTGAGGATTAAATGGTGATGGATCTGTACCACCATGTACTGTTTTTTTATACGAAGTTTCTACATCTACTGTTGTTATCATTTTTTTATTATTTCTCCTGTATATCTACCTTTAATATCTTTACCTATTTTATATTTTTTATGCCACTTACTTTTATTAGAATTATATTCTTTAACTTCTCCAGTATCCAGATTTATATATATTATTTCAATTTTAATTCCAGGAATTTTGTTATTTGTACGACATATTTTAGTTCCATTAGATCTAAAGGAATTTGTTTTAACATCAAAATATCTAATATTATTATTATTATCCAATGTTATAAAATCAATTGGTCCTATACCATGTAGTGCTGGAAATACTTTATAATTTTTTTTTATAAAATATTCATGTGCAATTAACTCTGCCCTTATTCCTTTCCTATGCTTTTCTATCATATTAATCAGTATACCTGCTTAAATATTTATCAATGATACAAGATGGATCACCATGCCACCCTGTTATTTTATTCTTACTAATGTTTAATACTCTCATGTTATTTGTAGGATCATTAGAAGTTCTATTACCTATACCTATAATTAAATCTGCTTCGGCAGCTTTACCTGTCTTTGAATTCTCCATCATATCAAATGATATATGGTCTCTGTTATGTGCATCTGCTGATGCCTGTGATATAGCAATGACTACACATTCTCTTCTCTTTGCTATCTCTCTAGCACCTGTATATATTGCTCGTAGTTTTTCATCTGTCCTTGCAAATGTTCCCTTAACATTTACTTTATCTAATTGATCTATTACAATTATATCTGGCTTATGTTTTTCACAATGACTATCTATATCATCAAGAGACCAATCAACAGTATCAATCATTTTAATATTATCTTTTATTTTTATCCAATCTTCATGTACCTTATCAATATCATCCACAATTTGTTCCTTATTATACCCAGTAAAACAACTAATGGCTCTCATTTGTGTACGAACTGCAGGCTCTTCATTAATAAACGCATGGATCTTTGCACCCTGTTCAGCAAATCCATTAGGTGCTGCACATAAACTTACCCAGAATGCTGTCTTACCTACCTCTGGTCTAGCAAATGCTATCATTAAATTTCCAGGTCCAATGCCACTTATATTATTTTTAAGTACAGTTAAATTAAATTGCCACTTACTTACTACATTTAATTTATCAAGTAATTCTACTATATCACTTGTAACTGCATCTAATTTTTCTGCAGGTAATCCTGTTTTGTATTTCTCTATCATAGATAGAATGGTATTGAAGTCTGCTGGTTTACCATTAAATATTTCAGTAGCTTCTACTGCAATCCTTTGGGCCACATCTCTCTCACTTAATATCTTTACAATATCATCTGCTATTTCTTTTGATGGCTCTTGTGTTTCTTTTATATCTTCTATTAATTCACTTAACTGTTCTTTAGCTGCCCTAGTTATTGCAGGATTATATACTGTTGTGTGTAAAGAATATAGTTCATCAATATTTATATCAGCATCATACTTATCATGTGCTTTTTGTATTGTATCATATAAGGAACCAAAGTTTCCTTGTAATACATTACGAGTAATCTGACCTTTATATTGTGTATAAAATTTTTTACCTAGTAATAGTTTTATTATTTGTTTTTCAATCATCTCCAACCACCTTGATCTACTCTAATATCTTCTATAATTTTTTCTAGTTCTTTAATTTTTTTTACTAATTTTAATCTCATCTCTTCTGCATTTTTTAAATCTGCTAGATTCCCATAGAGTAATGACTTCAATCTAACTATTTCAACTGCTAAAGTATTAATTTTATTTTCATATTTAGTAACCTTTGCTATCATTAATTTATCATGTTCTTTTTTAATCTCTTCTATCTCTAATACATGCTGTATAAAATTATCCATTAAACATCTCCTTTATTTCTTCTGTACTAAAATATTTTAAATCATCTGTTAATGGTTTAACATGTACATTCTGTAAGCCATAAGATTTTAATTCATTAGCTATGTCATACGATTTCTTTGTTGCGTCTCTATCTAATCCTACATATATCTTATCATATTGTTTTAGATATTGCTTATGAGATTGCTTTAATGATGTACCAAGTATAGCTACACCTGTAAGTATATTAGATACTGCACAAGCTGAAGCACAATCTTCTACTATGATTGCTTCCTTATGTTCTGGCAATCCACATTTAAAAGGTACATCTTTATTACCATACATATACCATTTAGGATATGTCATAGAGTTTAATGCCCTACCTACTGCACCCACAAATGTAGTTGGATCTTCGTTATCTCTAATTAGAAATACAACTCGGTCTTGTTTCACATCATATTTAATATCTGCTCTACCCCAAGACCAAGCTTCCCAACAATTATTTTTATGAATATATTTTTTAGCTTTATCGTTTGAATCTAATATCTTAAAGCTATCTGGTACTATAAATTCTGTATCTGAACTTTCTTCTTTCTGTTTGAATGTGGCATTTACATAGTTCATATCTTTTTCCCCTTGATGTTTTCCTTTGGCACTGCAGGCTGTATGAAAACAATACCAGCCAATGTTGTTACTTGTTGTATCAACTGATAATGTATTTTTATTATGACAGAAAGGACAATCCATTCTGATAGTTGTATCAGGTGGAATAGATAATCCTTGTACTACTTCTAGTTGTTGCTTATAGTTCAAACCCATTCCCCCAATACTAACTGTTTTTCTTTTTCTTTTTTTTCTGGGAGTTCTTCATAAGTTAAATTATATCTATCATCAGTATAAAAATTAGTATCGTGTTCTACCTTCATTAGTTTTTCATCAAGATATGCTGCTGTCATATCCTCTACTTCTTTAATCGTTGGTTCTTTTTCGAATGGTATTATTCCTGTTGCCTCTATCCCCATGCCAGTCAATCTGATTTTGTATTTTTTCATTGTTATTCTCTATACCATACTTTTACTTCTGTGTCAAGTTATTTTCTATAATATTTACCCTTGATAACATAGGGTTTAGTTTTATATGTTCTGTCGATCTCTACTATTCTTAAAGATAATTTTCTTTTAATTAATCTGCATATAATTCCAGAACTTACATCTGGGAATTTTTCTCTTAGTGCTTTAATTAAATTTCTTTTTTTATATTTACCAGTATCAATTAGTTTAAACATTTCATCTGCTATTTCAGATTTAGAATTAGTATTAATATTTAAATGACCATGTTTTTTTAGAAACCTATAAAACCATTCGTCACTTTGATATGGCATAGTTCCTGTTGGTGGATTAAAAGCTGTGCAATCTTCATTCAAAAAATAATAAGGTACTTGTTCACCATTGAGTTGTACATTATCATCTTTATCTATGATACCTTTTCTTTTTAATTCAAGATATTTTAAGTCTTTCATTAGCTCCTATATAATTTCTTAGCTTTTACTTTTTGTTGTATGTCTAATCTAAATTTTTTACCTAACCTAATAAGAAATTCTGCGTATTCATGTGGGTAGTATTTATATTTTCCATAGTCTTCCTTGTCTAAAGACCTAAGTTCAATTTTAATTAAATCTCTAATTGTGCATTTTTCTTTTGTGCTTAAGTTCATTATCTCCCCTCATAGTGATTTATTATTTGTTTTATTTTTTCTTTCTTTACAATTGTATGGGGTAAAAATAGTTTACATACACCTAAAGCCTCCCTATGATTGCACCTCCATCTGTATTGCATTCTTTTACCTAAAGATGTTTTATGTGGTGGCTTTTTTCTAACAGTACCTACCCCTAATATTTCATGTATATACTTAACAACCTCTTCATTAATCATAGATAATTCCATTCTCACATACCAAGTCCAGTATTTTTTATTAGAGTTTTTCTTATGAGAACGATAATATTGTTTATAGGTAATACTTCCATCAGCATCAAACAAACCTGCAAGATATGCAATTTTTTCTTTATCCATTATTTTCCTTTCCTTTGGGATCTAGGTTTGTATGGTAGTCTAACCACCTTACTACTTGAATTTCCTTTACGGCTTGTCCATTCTATTGTTACTTCTTCTGCGTCACCACCTTGAAAAGACTTCATTGCTTTTTTTAAACTCATTGCTTCAATCTTTTTTTCAGGTTGTCCACCTGGTACTATAAATGTATATGTTATCATTTCTCCTCTTCTTCCCCCTTACAATAATCATCAAAATTAATTTGATAGGTAGCTTGGGATTTTTTATATCTCACAAAAACCAATCTCCATAACCATGATCTTGTAATAGATACTGCTGTAAATATTAAAGCTATCCCCATACTATCCATAATTGTAGGATATAATCCAAAGAATGGAAATATATATAACTGTATTAATATTGCCAGAATAAATCCTGATCCAACATCTATAAAACTTTCTATAAAACTTCTCATGCTACTGCTCATATTAATGCTCCTTATAACTTATATGTTTAACTCTATGATCCCAACAGGCACGGCAGCTACCACACTCATTACTTTTTATATATGAGAGACACTCACGACCTATTGGTTTCTTATCTTTGTGTACACCAGATGTCCACTTCCAAAACTTAGGTGGTGTCTTATCAAACTTAATTGTAGATACACGAATAATTAAATTCTTTGGCATGTCTTTGTATTTTATTTTAGAAATTATTTTGTATTCTCTAGTGGCAACCCAATGTTTTATGTGGGGTGTTAGCATACATACCTTAAATATTTTTATTAAATGCTCATAAGATTGCAAATCTCCAGAGTCAAACCAACGGTGAAAAAGC